TGGTCTAGCTCTTCCTGTAAGGAAACATATTCTTCTGCTCTACTCATACTAGCTAGCTTCCTTTTGCTCTTCTGCAAGATTTCCCTTATCTTTAAATGCTTTCACTACGTCAGATGAAAATAACTTCTGTAGGTTTAACAGATACATGCGAGAGGCATTGTGGTCCCCCCCGGATACAGACCTCTTGTTATCTAGCCCACCAATGATACGCTTTAAACTATCTGTATTAAACACAAGCGTTGCAAATACATCCTCTCCTATACACAGGTTATGAAACCAGTAGTCAGACTCTGTGGTATTGATGCCGCTAGGTTTACCATACGACTCATACTCAATAGCAATGTTACCTGTGCGTTGCCACACATCCCTCTCTGATTTAACTTCAATCTTTTTATCCTGTAGCATATCCGCTACAAGCTTCTCTCTTACTTTACCGTACTCAAGGTCAAGGTCAAACTTCTTTCTGTTAGCTACACTAGGTTCTAATTTCTTCATGTTAATATTCCTTTCGGTTAAGATTAATTTGCAGTTAAGTCTACGACTTCACAAGTTCCGGCAGTACAGGCTAGCTCACGGCCACCCGATGTAGTATCTTCCTTCTCAAACTCTTGAAGCTTATCCCAATCAATTGCTTTAGGCATAGTCTTCAGCATTGCTGTGTACTCTGCTTTGGTACAGTCCTGATAGGGTTCTTGCTCATAAATATGTTCACTGAAGGGTAAGAAGCTAATACCTGATACTTCATCAAAGTGTTCATATGTCCATGCTCCTACATCCATCCACTCGTCTTCCTTCACGCTGATTGTAACAGAAGGTTTGTGTTCACACCAATGTCTTTGATAAATTAGCCATAGGTTCAACTGTTCAATGGCAGTCATATCTGTACGACATACGGCATTGTTAGGCGACTTCATAGGAAAGCTAAAGACTGTAGTGCTATCCGGCTTCATTACATCAGGCTCAGACGGGATGCCTGCATCAACTAAAAACTGTGTCAGTGGGTCTTTATTATCACCACGTACAGTACGAATGTAATACGGGTTATGTCTTGCATGAATACCTGATGCCGCATCTGTCAATTGAGATACTGTACCGGAAGGTTTGATACATGTAATAGCAGTAGACTGATTGATGCCTAGCTTCTTAGATATATTAGCATTAACCTTTACTGATACCGCCTTAAGGTTCTCTAACATTTCGGCTAGGTCAGCAGTGCGTACCTTATTTGCCATTAGTTTGTTGTCCATAATACCAGTAAGAGATACACCAAGTAGACGTTCTTCTTCAGTGTTGTTCTTCCATATCTTACGTAAGTATTTAAAGTCAGTCAGTGTTGCTTGGAATGTACCAAGTGTAGTAGCCAAGCCTACCTTACGTCTCAATGTAGCTTCGGTATCTGTATCACGTACTACTACCTCGCTAAGATTACAGAACTGATATGGGCGTAGTATAATTTCACTACATGGATTGCATCCAAAGTCCCAATCAGAATCTCGTCTACCATTCTTAGCTGCCTGCTTCTTAGCAGATTGCCGATTAAAGATACCACGCTCGCCAGACTTACTGTCATACAAAGCCATCCATTCACGCATGAATGTACCCATCTCAGGCTTACATTTATATGCTACACTGTTGTTAGCCAAGGAACGCTGTCCTTCGTACTCCCACCATTGTCCTGCCTTAGCATTACGCATTTGGTCATCATTAAGATTAGACAAACTAATTAGTGCACTTCTGCGTACCCCACCCACAACTACTACTTGCCCAATCTTACACATAATATCATGGCACTCAATCGGATATAGTCTACGTCCTGCCGCTTTGCGGAACACTTCAATACAGAAATTAAATAGTTCTACTAAAGGCTGTGGTCCAGAGGCACGACCCCCAAATGTTTTAAGTCTAGCTCCTGCTTCACGTACATCACTTGTATCCCACTTAGGAACCTGTCCTGTGTATAGCATAGCTATCAATTCTTTAAGTGACTTAGCCCAACCCGGACGACTGTCTCCTACTTTAATTATGGTATCTGTTTCATGGAAGTCTTCGTTTACGATAGGCAACTTCTCAATGTTATGTCTCTCAACACTGAAGCCTACACCTGTACCACACATTAGAATGTACATTGTTTCATCGAAGGCACGAGGACTATCTACCGGAACGTACGAACAATTGTATCCACCTACATGACAGCGGTCTAGTGCAGGCCCTGAAGTCATCAAGGCTCTCATACTAGGCATTACTTCTTGTGATAATACCGCTTCTTCTAATTCGCTACGCAAGGAACTTGTTAAGGTAAAGCTGTGCTTATCTTTTAAATGCTTTGTCATATAGTCAAAGTATCTAGATACAGTTTCTCCCCATGTTTCTCTGCGTTGTTCATCTTCTTTCCACCTAGCATAGCGAGAAAGAGCAATGAAGTTTTGATAGTCAGTAGGTAATGTATTGTTCATATATCTTACTCCGTAATTGTTCTTATGTTTTTAATTTCAATGCCCTCTACTTCATGTAGAAATTCTTTAAGCCCGTCTTCTAACTCTATGCCGAAGTCTCCATCTGCAGGAGTTTGATACTCCTCTGTGTCTACCTCTAATGTCAGAAACATTTTTACTCGTACTTTCATGTTACTTTCCGTTCGACTCTTTTGCTTCGACTAGTTTAGATAGATACCACTGAGCTTTATGTAAATCTTCTAGCCCATTTTTATACCGGTATCTCCAGACGTACTTCATAATATTTCCTTGAAGATAGTACTCGTATCCATCGTCTGTTGCCGCTGCAATAGCATCAATACATTCTATACCTGATGCATTGTAATGCGGTGGATGGTTTACCATATCTGGAAACATATCGGTTTGATAATCATATGAGTCCAAGCCTAGCTTCTTTTCAAGGGAAGTTCTCCTACGTTGCTGCCCTGCTTCCTGTGTATTATTTACGTATCTGCCAAATTTACTGTGTGTCATGTTCATATCTCCTAGTGTAACTTTGTGTTCTTGTTATTAAAGAAATCTACAGTAATTATATTACCATCTTTTACAGAAGATGCAACATCTTTTGTGTCTACTTGAATTTCTTTTTCCTCAGCATCCTGCTTAGTGTTACTTAAGTTACTTACATAGTCCTGTACAATATTTCTAATTGACTCGTCTCGTTCCATCATGGGTACGGTAGCACATACCATAGTGCAAAAGTGCATAAGGTCATCGAAGCTAGCATCGTCTAGTGGATTAAGCTCATGTGTTAGAATAGATAAGTCTACTTCACCCGTCCACTCTCCTTCATGTAGGGCAGGCCGTACTCTAATTACAAAGTCTTCGTCTCGTGCTTCCATTGGATTATCTATCATGTTCTATATCTCCTTTTGTTAATGGTAAGTATACTTCATACATGGCCCTGCAATCCTTGTTAGGACAGGATAGATTGCTGTGTATCATATCCCCTAGTACCATATCTTCTACGTCAATGTCTCCACCCCATATAAGTTCAGTTCTGCAGTGCCAACAGTCCATGTTATTTCCTTTTAATTTTAGTACCGGCAAACGGTATAAGTTTAGGGTGATTAGTTTTGGTTCCTTTTTCTTTCAACCAATCCTCTGGAATAATTCTATCGTAATACAATAGGCCATTCTTAGTACACCATTCACCATACGTAGACTTTGCACCCTTACTTAGCTTCCGTCTGCTATTCTCAAATACAAATCTGATGTCAAGCTTCGGGTGTTGCTTCTTTATTGCTATGTGTTTCCGCCTATCAGATGCGGTAAACATTCCTTTAGCTTCTATTATAATACCATTCTTTAAGATAAAGTCCGGAGTATAGGTGCGGTAGGCTAGGTCTTCCCATTCAATCTTGATGCTCTCATAACCATACTTGTAGTTTAGTTCATCAAGGTATTTGGAAAGCTTTACTTCTAGCCCACTGCGATACCCATACTTACGTGCTCTACTAAATGCTTTATAGTTAGGCACTAACTTGCTCCTCTTCTATCGAAATGTAAGGAACCATCTTAGGGTCCTTAGCCTTGGAAGGAATAGAGGGGCGTTCTTCAAGAGTAGGCCAACAGCTAAATCTGTACGAACAAAATGTACAATTACTATTTAGTACAGTGTTACCTGTAGGTGTTCCTCTGAAAGTCTCCGGCTCTGGCTCAAAGCACCGTTCAAACTTGTTATCCTTAACAGTCTTCACAGTATCTTCTATCTTAGCTATCTCTTTATCCAAGTCCATGTTTGCCGCAGAGACATACTTGAATTGTCCATTAGCTTTATTGACAACCCACCAACCGCCTACACGTTTGCCG